GTCCTCAGTGATGGTGATGGTAATCCTCGTTTGCAAATCAACGGTCAGGGGGATATGAAGTACCCCGGAAGCAATGCTGAAAGCATATTCACCAGTGACCACAGTGGTTCAGCAAGTGCTACCAACCGTCGGGGCATGAACGCATCTGGCGACCAGCTTATTATTCACTCCGGCAGTGGCACTGCGGATATTGACGCCATTAAACTTTACACAAGTCACGGCGGCGCTGTTGGATCATCTTTCGCAAAGCTGGCCTTCCTTGTGCAAAGCGACGGTGATGTACAAAACAAAAACAATTCTTACGGTCAAATTTCTGACCAGAGACTAAAGCAAGACATCGTTGATGCCGCCTCTCAATGGGATGACATCAAGGCCCTACAGGTTAAAAAGTTCCGTTTCATAGATGCAGTAACTAATCTTGGTTCTGACAATGTGCCTTTGCAGATTGGCGTAATTGCACAAGACCTTGAAGCCGCTAACATGAGCGGCCTTGTTGTTGAAAAACAGGATGTGATTGATGGTGTAGATCAAGGCACTACCACAAAATCAGTCAAATACAGCGTCCTCTACATGAAAGCAGTCAAAGCATTGCAAGAGGCAATGGAACGCATTGAAACACTGGAGGCACAGGTCACCGACCTGACCGCTCGTGTCACCGCCCTTGAAGGCGCAACGGAGTGATTTATTAATGTCTAGGACTGACGAAGAAAAAGCAAACGATTACGCTGCCATGGGTGACAGTGTTATGATGATCAATGCGATCATCGACGGCACTATAAATGCAGATCGTTCTTTAGAGGATCGTAAAGAGAGAGTCCGACGTAACGTCGATCATCTCTCTGCAATGGTAGCACTTACAGACTGGGGAGACGAGGACATGACCGCCGTAAACGCAGCTATAACAGCCGGTCAAACGTACAGAGGAAGCAGCGAGTAATCATGTTTTTTGGTGCAGGTCCATTTGCAACCGCAGCGTTCTCATCGCTGTTCGCCGCCATCCAACAGGCGACTGCATCTGTATCCGGTTCTGCGTCTGCGACGGCTACTCCAAGCACTGTTAACCTTGCATCTGCATCCGTATCAGGTTCGGGTTCTGTAAGTGCAACAGCACAGACTATCGCAACTGCAGGTGCCTCTGTAACTGCAAGCGGAACTTCTACAGCAACAGGTCGCGGACTCCTAGACGGCGACGTTCTGATAGGCGGCTCGGCTACTGTATCGACTCCTGAAGCAAGGCTAATTGCAGCCGCATCTGCTAGTGTTGCAGGATCGGCATCTACAACTGGCGCAGTATCATCGAGGCACGTAGGTGCTGCGTCTGTCTCCGGATCGGCAACTGTCTCGGCTGATGCAGCCACAATCCTGAATGTTGCTGCAGTCAGCATCTCTGGAAGCGCCTCTGCATCTGCCAGCCCGAAGGCACGAACACTAGCAGTAGGCAGCGTAAGCGGCAGTGCGACCACTGCAGGAACTGCACAGGCTGTTCTAGTAGGCGTTGCATCAGTACAGGGTGCAGCCACAGTCTCTGGAACAGCAGGAGCCTTGCTCGACGGAGAAGCAACAGTAACTGGCTCTGCATCTGTAGCAGCATCGCCGACTGTGTTTGCTACTGTATCCGCCACTGTCTCCGCATCCGGAAGCGTGGCTGGTTCGCCGAAGGTAGTTGCACAAGGAGTTTTCTCTGTCTCCGGTACGGCAACTACAGCGGGTGCCGCACAGACTATTGGCAGGGGCGCGGCATCCGTAGCGGGCACCACAACTGTAATTGCAGTTGGCTTCCGGTCCTTCCGCTTTGACGCAACCCTCTACGAACGAGATCGGGTTGCCTTCGTCGCCCAAGAACCCGCGCGAGAGGTCGCAGTCGGCAAGCCGACACAGCACGTTCTCTATGTAGTGCAGGACACGCAGCGTGTCGTACTTATCCCTGAAGATAAACCACGAACGGTATCCATACCACAAGCCGTTCAAAGACTAGCAAAGGTAGCGTAACGATGGCACTTCGTTGGCCCGACAAAGACCCAGATGAACAACTGGACTACACTGTGGACTGGTCACGGTATCTCGACACGCTGACCATCTCGTCTGTTGAGTGGCGGTATGTTTTGACAAACGATCTAGGGGATAAAAGCAAGGGTGAAGAATCTGTTGCCCTGTCTACGTCCTCAAACTTGGACGCAACTGATGACGAGTCTAACCCGTCGGGGGGACTGATTGTTAACAGTCTTCCAAAAACAGATACCACAGCTACCATTGTGTTGTCTGGGGGGGTTGCGAACAAAGACTATGTTCTTATCTGCGAAATAACAACCAGTACATCTTCAAAAACTAGCGCAGCAATCGTTACAAAACGTACGGTTAACCTGCGGGTAAGGGAGCGTAACTGATGCCGTACAATTATCTCGACATCGTCAATGAGGTTGCTCGGCGTTTGAATGAGACTGAGCTAACCAGTTCGAACTTTTCAACTGCGAGAGCCTTTCACGCAACCATCAAGGATGCTGTCAACTCCTCGATCCACGACATCAATCAGTATTACCTGTACTGGCCCTACAACCACAACTCGGATGAGATCACGCTGGTTGCCGGGGAGACACGCTACTCGTTTGCAGACGAGGCTAAGTACGTAGACTTCGACACGTTTCGAGTGAAGCGGGACACGAGCCTCAACGTGGGAAGAGCGCGTAAACTCCGGAAAATCACCTATGTAGAGTACGTGGATCGGTACGTCGATCAGGAAGACGAGACGGACACCACGCGAGGCGGTGTTCCGGAGTACGTGTTCCGCTCCCAAGATGGGTATTTTGGCGTCGTGCCTATGCCTGACAAGGCGTACGCCGTCGAGTACGAATACTTTATGCACCCCGTGAACCTGTCGCTGTTCGACGACGTTCCCACGATCCCCGAGCCGTACAAGCACGTGATCGTAGACGGTGCCATGTACTACTGTTACATGTTCCGCGACAACATGGAGATGGCATCTATCTCAAAGAACAAGTTCGACGAGGGCATGAAGAACATGCGAAAGATACTTGTAAACGAAAACTATTACGTAAGGTCTGTGTAAGGGATGCCGGATCGTTGGCAAACATACGGGGTGGAGTTTCGCGGCGGCTTGATCTCCAATCTTAGCCCCTTGCAGCACGGCACTGCCGCCCCCGGCTCGGCCCGTGTCATGAACAACTTCGAGCCGTCTACAGAGGGTGGCTACCGGCGTATCGAAGGATTTACAAAATATAACACGAACGAAATAACCGGACAGGGTAATGTTCTTGGGGTTGTACTCTATAAGGACACCGCCATCGTAGCCCGTGACCAGAGTGGGGGCAACCCGAAGCTGTTTAGCGGGGGTAGCGGATCGGGTTCGTGGACAGACCTCTCGACCAGCCACACTCTCGGCGCAAACGTGGCACGGGTACGTTTTGCTAAGTACAACTTCGATGGCAACGACAAACTGTTTATCGTAGACGGGGTGGGCTACCCTCTCATCCTTACAAGTACGATTGCCAGCGGTTTGAGCAAGCTGACAACCCCTTCCGACCTACAGGGGGCAAGCCACGCAGTTGCATTTAAGAACCACATCTTTGCTGCCAACGGAGAAAACGTCGTTTTTTCGGCTCCATTTGAAGATGATGACTTTACAGCAGCTTCTGGTGGCGGTATAATCAACGTAGGTACAACTGTAACAGACTTGATTGTTTTTCGCGAACAACTAATTGTTTTCGGGGAAGACAAGATTCTGCGTATCGTAGGCAGTAGCGTTGCGGACTTTCAGATGCAACCGATTGCGGACGACGTGGGGTGCGTAGAGTCTGACACAGCACAGGAGATATCTGGAGACGTTATATTCTTGGGTCCGGATGGACTGCGTACGGTTGCGGCAACAGAGCGCAATCAAGACTTCGAACTGGCGTCCGTATCCAAGCCCATCCAGAAACAGATGGTGCAGCTAACATCTCAGAATAGCTCCTTTGCATCTGTGGTCATCCGAGAGAAGTCCCAGTATCGACTCTTCGGGTTCACGGGATCGGCCACACCGGGTACATCGAAAGGGATTATCGGAACGCAGATTCAAGGGCAGCAGGGCGTAGGCTTGAACTGGGCGGAGACTACCGGCATCAAGGCGTTCGTTGCAGATTCGACGTACAGCGGAACTACGGAGACCATCCTTTTTGCACACAATGACGGCTACGTGTACAAGATGGAGTCGGGCAACAGCTTTGACGGGGGCAACATCGTCGCCAGCTTCTCTACTCCGTACTTCCCGATTAGTGACGCTCGTCTTCGCAAGACTATCTACAAGACCACAGTCTATACTGATCCACAGGGCACCATCGATCTTTCCTTGAACCTGAAGTATGACTTGAGTGAATCGGGAGTTATCGAGCCGAGTACTATCACTCTGGAAAATACATCAACTGCAGGGGGTGTGTTTATTTTTGGAGAGCCTAATGTTCAGTTTGCGGACGGTGCTAAGATAAATAACAGTGGAGGATACTCGTCGGGAGTGTCAAGTATGGTTGTGGACCTGATGTCTTTGGATAGCTCGTCGTCACCTACCCTAGCTTCAGGGGACACATTTCAGATTCTTACAAGTAGCAGCAGTTCTGCCAACTTCAAAAAGACATACACGCTATCGAGTACGCCCTCTATAACAGGAGACGCATCCGCAGACCCGTCTACAGCAACAGCAACATTGACATTTACTCCTGCACTAGAAGCCGCTGTATCTGACAACGACGATGTCATTTTTACTAGTGTGGGCGGAGTTAATAACACGGCGGTGTACAGCGGAGAAACTTTGAAGTCTATTTTTGACAATCAAGCACAGGGGTCAGGATTTACTGTATCACTTCAGTTTTCTAGTGACGACACCAACCCCCCTTACTCGCTCGACGCAGCGGTTCTTGAATACGGCCAGTACGGCAGAAGGTAAACATCATGGCAGGTTACACACGAAACGACACAGCCGGTAACATTGCAGACGGTAACGTCATTAGTGCTGCTCCCCTCGACGGGGAGTTCGACGCTATTCAAGATGCGTTTGCCCTCTCTACCGGTCACACACACGACGGCTCTACAACAGGTGACGGCGGACCCGTCAGCAAGCTCGGCCCGTCCCAGCAACTCGAACAAACTGCAAGCACTCTCGCAACTACCACTGACATTACTGTCGCAACGAACAAGTTTATCCAGTTCCGAGACAACGGTCTCAAGATTCTGTCCAGTGCAGACGGACAACTCGACATTGATGCCGACACAGAGCTAGAGATAGTTGCGCCGACTGTTGACATCGACGCAGCGACAGCCGTGACTATCGACACGGCAACCATGACTGTGACTGGTTCTGCTAACGTAACGGGTGATCTCGACGTTGACAACATCAACATCGATGGTAACACCATCACTTCGACAGATACCGACGGCGACATCACCATCTCCCCGAATGGCACGGGTACGGTTGTAATTGACACTGATCTCGACGTTGACAACATCAATATTAATGGCAACACAATCATCAGCACCGACACTGACGGTGACATCGTTATTACGCCCAACGGCACTGGCACCGTTGTAATCGATGCCGACGTTGATGTTGACAACTTGAACATCGACGGCAACACGATCAGCAGCACAGACACCGATGGTGATATTAACATATCGCCCAACGGCACTGGCACTGTGGTGATCAATACTGACCTTGACGTTGACAACATCAACATCGACGGCAACGCCATCACCAGTACGAACACTGACGGTGACATTACAATTACACCTGATGGCGACGGCAAGATTGTCCTTGACGGCTTGAACTTTCCGATTGCAGACGGGTCTGCGGATCAGTTCCTCAAGACTGACGGCTCCGGCCAGCTAAGTTTTGCTACAGTAGACCTGTCCACCATCAACATTGTGGACGACACGACACCTCAACTCGGCGGTATGCTCGACGTTAACGGCAACGCGATTGGTGACGGCACCCTCGAACTCATCAAGTTCTCTGAGACGGCTAGCGCAGTCAACGAAATCACCATCACCAACGCCGCAACAGGGGGCCATCCTCTTATTCAGGCATCTGGTGACGACACCGACATAAACCTTCAACTCGACGGCAAGGGGACTGGTGTAGTAGAGGTGGTCGATGGCCTGACCGTGGGGGGTAATCTTACGGTCAACGGTACCACCACCACAATCTCCACGACTAACACGGTTGTTTCTGACACCCTGATAGAGCTTGGTAACGGAACTACCGGCTCCCCTGTAAATGACTCAGGTCTGGTTATCGAGCGGGGGGATTCGGACAACGCCTTTATCGGTTTCGATGAAAGTGCTGACAAGTTTACGATGGGCACCGGCACGTTCACAGGTGCAAGCACCGGAGACTTGACTATCACTGCCGGTACCCTCGTTGCTGATCTAGAGGGCGACGTTACTGGTGACGTTACTGCGGAAAAGGTAATCGCGTCGAACACTAATGCCAGCGACACTGGTACAGATGTGGCGATCCAGATTGGTGCAAGCACAGACTGGACCGTGCTGGTTACGTCTTCGGATGAACTTGTGTTCCGTCACAACGGTGTTGCCAAGATGTTGCTGACGACAACAGGCCACCTGAAGGTCATCGACGACATCACGGCATTTGCCGATCTGTCCAGCTACGACGGAGCGTAAAGATGGCAGTCGATGGTGGCGTAGGAAACGCAATTTCGTTTTCGGAACTCCAGACCTACTACGGCGGGTCTAACCCTATCAGCATGTCCGAATACTATCGTGGCGGCTCTGAGGTTCCTTCGACTCGAACCGACACCACAACGAACACGGGCGTAACTGCACTTGTAAACCAGTCGGCTTTATTTGGCACAGCAGGCTCGGGAGTTGACGGAAATCAATCTAGATTGACCATAGACGGGGCAAATAACACTGGCGTAAATTCTAGCCCCGCCACCGGAACTATCGTATTCAGCGAATCGACCACCGTATCTGCGACGAAAGATTATAGCATGAATAGCCTTCTGGAGTACCACCTAAATTCATATAACAACACCTTTTACACCAGCACGTCCGCGCATCTTAGGCTCGGCGGATACGACTTTTTCGACGCCTCAAACTGCGTTCGCAGCATCACCACCAGTAGCAGCTTCGTAACCGCACAGACCCTGACCTCGGCTCTAACCGCCGGCACTTGTGGGATTGAAATATATTACGTCGCCAACGACTCCGATGCGGAGGGTAGCATCCAACCTGTTGTTACTATTAAACGTGGTGGAACTACACTTTACTCGTTCAACGTATCTTTCAGCAACGGTTCCGCCATCACCTCATCAGCAAACCTAACCGGGTTGCAGAACGGGGACACCATTGAAGCTAGAACCGGGTCTTATGGCGGCCAGACAAGGGTTGTTTTTTTCCCTCGCGAGGCTGTGGGGGGCAACGCCAACAACACTTTTGCGGCGGGTAGCTACGCCCTTTCATTTTACGGTTTAGGCGGCAACAACAACCTCCCCGGCCTCGATGCTACTTTGAACTTCTCCACTAGCGGCACAGTTCAATACAACAGCTTTGGCGGCACGTTTACCAGCATCAGCACGACCAACACAGATGTAACTGTTAACACAAATACAAATGTACCAACCTCTGGTCCAGTAAACATGAACGTATTCAACGCGCCGGGGACGCCATCACCATGATGAAACTAGAACATACAATGGAGCCTTTGATGAAGACCCAGATGGAACTCGAAGCCCACGAAAAAGAGTGCGCCATCCGTTACGCTGCTGTACACGAAAAACTAGAAAGTCTAGACAAACGCATGTGGCGCTTAGAGGCAATGATCATGGGCAGCACCATCCTTGTGGTTGCGATGGTAGTGTCCGTATTTATGGGACTTAAATAATTATGGCAGAGATTGATCCAAAGAAAAAGAAGCAAGATATTGCATCTGATACCGATCTTCCTGAAGGCACCAAGATCGAACCGACGGACATTGAGGTCAAGAGCGACGAGGTCATTGGCATCGAAGATAAGTTGCCTGACGCCCCCACTCCTATCGACGCCCCCACTCCTATCGAGACTGTAGATCAGAAGATGCCTGATCGGTTTGATGCTGCAACGGTAGAGGCTACCAAGACTGGCGATGTAGGCAAGGCAGAGGTAGCACGAGGAGAGGTATCCGAGGGAGCTATCGTCGAGGCTGCACAGGGCACTGTATCTCCTGAGAGCATGGCGGAGGCCGTGACAGAGGAGCTTGACCCTCGTGCAACAACCCAGTATCAGATCGCGGAACTGTTCAAAGGTCTAGAGGCAGGAAGTCCTCCTCCGGCGTGGGCCGCTCCGGGCGTACGAAAGGCTGCAGCACTGATGCAGTCCAGAGGTCTGGGGTCTTCAAGCATGGCGGCAGGCGCTGCGATTCAGGCCATGATGGAGTCGGGCATTCCGATTGCTGCACAGGACGCCCAGAAGTACGCCAACATCCAGTTGCAAAACTTAACTAACAGTCAACAGGCCACGTTGCAAAACGCAGCCACCGTTGCAGCAATGGACCTAGCTAATCTGAACAACCGTCAGCAAGCAGCCGTAGCAAATGCCAAGGCGTTTCTGTCTATCGACTTGCAAAACTTGACAAACGAACAGCAGGCTAACACGGTCACGTTCCAGCAAAAGGTTGCGGCCATGTTGTCTGACACGGCGGCAGAGAACGCAGCAAAGCAGTTCAACGCCAAGACAGAGAACGACATACAGACATTCTTTACAGAACTGGGCGTCAGCATTGAGGCAACCAACATCTCTCGTGACCTGTCTGTCAAACAGTTCAATCAGAATCAGAGCCTTGCACTCAAGCAGTTCAATGAACAGATGAAGCAGATGGACGCACAGTTCAAGGCAAACATGCGTCTGGAGATTGACCAGAGCAACGCGGTATGGCGTCGTAACGTCAACACTCAGAACACAGCCGCACAGAACGAAGCGAACCGCCAGAACGCTACGAATCTACTGGCCATCACGCAACAGGCTTTGAATGACCTGTGGCAAGAGTACCGCGACAAGGCGGCGTGGGTCATCAAGATTTCAGAGAGCGCAAAGGATCGCGCACACAACGCTGCAATGCAGTCAGCGTCAATCAAAGCAAACGCTGACCTGTACGATGAACAGATGGAAGACTTTCTGTATCTCGAAGCGATTGATAATTTATGGCCTGCATAGGGAACTAAGTAAATGAGTTGGCTATCAAAAGCACTAAAGAACGACGGACTGAAGATTGCTACAGCGGTGATCGGAGCAAGATTCGCAGGTGAGTACCTGTTCACAGAGGGAGAGTTTTCCGATGACAACTTCTTTGGATCGACTCTGAAGAGTGCGGGTGTAACTCCGTTTCAACAGACTAAGATGGGTCAGGGCTTCTTGGGTACAGCTTTAGATACTCTTAAACCTATAGGGCAACTTGCAAGCAGTCTGGCACAGCGACAGAGAAAAATGCCTGTCCCTCAGATGGTAAGCTCGGGACCGCAGGGTACTCGCTTTGGCGCAAACATACTGCAGGGTGAAAGCCGTCAACCACAGCCGCTGTTTCCTCTGGGACGAGGCGGTCAGATTATGACAGCCATGAATAGCAGAGCAACGCAGCAGTACTTTGCAAAACAGGTACGCGCGATGGGGCTACCCAAGGCTGCACCACTCCCGTCTCCCAACATTAGCCTACCCGCCGTAAGCACAACCGCGTCACAACGTAGGTCGTACAAGAAGGTTGCAACAGCATGATAGACAAGATTACAGCACTAGCAGCACCTCCGGGTAACTCTCTAACTGACGCTCCCGGCAAGTGGCCGTGGGAACAACCTCCGCAGTTTGTTGACCCCGATGAGGCAATCGATCACGTTATCGAAGGTATCTCTGTTGGTCCTGCGCGAGAAGACATGCTCAAGATGATGCTGGCTGGCATCACCGTAGAGGAGATAGTGCAACAGATCGCGTTCAAGGGATTCATGGCAGGTGCAGTTACACCTGACGTTGCCGAGCTAATGAAGCCTGCACTGGGTATCTTTCTGGTAAACATGGCGCTTGAAGAAGGCTTCGAGCCAAAGATGTTTGTCCAAGAAGAACAGGTAAAGGGTGAAGTATCTGACGAGGCGTTCTTCCGTATAATGAAGAAACGCAACCCAGCGATGTTTGCTGGCATGGTAGAAGAACTCAATAAGATGGAACGTGAACAGGTTGACAGGTTCGTTGCTGACGAAAGAGCGGAACAACTAGAAGAACAGACACCTTCATTCTTGAAGGTGGATCAGGAGATATAAGATGAGTCTGCCCCTATTTGTATACGCGCTATCCCGTATGTCCAAGTCTGATCGTGTTCGAAAAGAACAGGCAGCGCAACAGGAACGTGAAAACACACTATACTCCTTCGGACATCAGGTTGATGATACCGGCAACCCTGTAGGTTCGTTCAGGCAGATGGGAGCGGAAGATAACGCGAAAAACTTCAAGGTAACTCATCTCAGGATGGGTTCTGGGGATATTTTTGCTGCCCCTAAGCTGGAGAAAGATCAGACTTTTACGAAAATGTATTCGTCCCTAGACGGAAAAACTATCGTACCAGAACTTGAGTATACCGCGCTACCAGAAAATGATAAAAAGAATTACACTTTTATGGGAGTCCGGAACGATCTTACACAGGCAATCAGTGAGTCACCGTCTTACGATTACGCAATGCAGACAACTAATGTTCAAGAAGTTTCAGAAGATGCTGTGAAACACGTAGCAGAGGACGGAGAAGAGTTTGATAGCTTCAAGGAAGCTGATGAGTATTCTGCAGATAATAATCTGGATAGAAACTTGATCACTCGTCAAATTGTAACCACAAAGAAAATGGGAGATAATGTTTTATCAACCTCTGTTAACGTATCCGATATTTCTCTTGCTGCAGAGAATGCGCGTAACGCTGCGATAGACGAAAACAGAACTGTCAGAAGTAAAGACGGTACAATTCTATTCGCCAGCAAGGCAACGACAGATTCTGGATACGACACTGACTTTATATCGTGGGCGTCTAAGAATAAAGGTAACAAGGATTTGTGGGAGTCGCTAGACGATGGCACTATGAATCAAGTAAGGTCCACAGCTTACAACTACATAGTAAGAAATGAAGGTATCATGGTGGACGGACGATATGTTACTGATCCTAATAAACTTATCTCCGTGTCGCACCTGAAGTACCCCAACTTATTTGCCATTCCCGGATTCCGTCGGGAGTTTGACTCGCGTGTCTTACAGATTCCTAGAGATCAGTTGCAGTATGGCGACGAGCAAAACGGCGTTAGCCCCGAAGAAAGCATGTCGTTTACCGCAACCGCTCCCTTGGATGACACTAAAGTGGCAGTCAACCTTTTACCTCCCGGTAATCTTAATGTTAAACAAGCTCACACTGCTTTGTTAGAATGGGGTACGAAAAATAAATATGCTGACGACGTTATGGCGGCTCGTCTAGGAAACGTACTCGTTACAAGTCCTGTGCCGGGGAACCCTACTGCACCTCTTAGAGTAGAGGCTGAACAGCCCTATCTGATGCAGATGCTAGATTTGGCCCAAAGACCCAGTCTGTCAGGAACGGGAACCGTTCTAGACATGGCTCACAGGTACTACAATCCTGCTATTCGGAACAAAAAACCTAACAATGATGAGCTAAAACAAGTAGGCAACGTCTTAGTCGGAGAAAAAGATTACAACAAGAAACTGTCTATTGTGGGCGTATTTTCCCCCGATCTAAACCGGATAGGCTCTAACTCTGTGTTTGCGGAGTATAACACCAGCAAGTTTGCACAAGAAAAATTCGAGGGAAAAGAATTTAGCGATATGCAAATCCAGTCCGCCGGAGAAGCAAAGGCGGGGATGGAGTCTGTTCGTCTGATTGAGCAGTCCATGAGTCTTCTGATAGGCAATGATGGAAACTTTGTTAGGTACGGACAGAGAGTGGGTGAAACACTTCTATCTGTTTCAGGATTTATTGCAACTAGTAAAAATCTTGTTGCAGACGGCCTGTCAGCGGTGGGAATATCCGCAGATTCTCCAGTAGTAGGAAAACTGTTTGGTGACTTAGAGGCGGTATCCAAGGCTCTTGAGACTGGAGATGCAACCGCCGCTCAACAAGCGTTTACAGAATTCAACGACTATGCAAAAGCAACCTCATCCGCCACGGCAGGCCCACAGGATGCCGAAGTATTTAAGAAGAAAGAAGCAGAAGCCCGAGAAAGTAACGTAGCCTATCTTCGCCAGACTATAACGGACATGGCAAGCGGAGATAACAAGCTGGCTAACGTAGCGCGGCGTAAGTATCTTAACTATATCATCGCTTACAGTGTTGCAGCGGCTCTACAGGGTGGTACGGGAGGTCGCACAATCTCCGACCAAGACGTGCAGAACGTGCTTAACTTCTTGCAGCCGAGTAACTTCGCCACTGCTCAACAAGAATACCACAACTTGTCTAGCCTTCGAGATGATCTTATGTATCGGTCTCAACGCGCTGCCGCTTTTGCAAGTCCGATTAAGCAGACAGTGATGGACGCCATGATAGTGGAAGACCTATCACAGCGATCAAGTGTGCGTGACCTTGACACCATGCTGCAACAGAGATTTGGAGACGGCGTCAAATACGATCAACCCGCAGGAAGGAATGGAGGAGGTCCGGGACCAAGTCCTACCGGAGCCGCGTTTGGCGAGACAACTATCCCAGACAATCTACAGGATCAGTTTCTAGCATACGTAAATACCCAGTTGACACTGGTAGCCGGAGAGGGCGAGACACCAGTTTCGTACTCTAGCTTTGAAGACCTTCAGAAGGATTCAGAAAAGCTAGAATCAGCAGCCGCTCTATTTATGCGACGGAGATAATAGTGGTAGACATTGCACAGCAAATGCAGAATATGCAGCTTAATCTTGCAAAGCCGACAGATCGTCCTGAAGATGACGCCGCCGAGATTGCACGTCAAACTCAGATTTCTAAGCTAGATAAAGAGCAACAGGCCGCTCGACAAAAGATCACAGGCGAGACCCCGGACACTACCCCTGCTGTGATTCCAGAACGAATCCGTACAGAAATGCAGCCGTTTTATATCCCGAAGACATCAATCGGAATACTAGGAATTGGGTCTCAAACAGAACGTGATCTGTATGGCGCTGTTGATCCCCGTAAAGTAACACCTAACGTGTCTGTTACGGAGGTGATCAATATGAAAAACCCTGAGAATGTTGCAACATGGAACAACGTAACCGAGATCGTTGACTCAAAAGGCAACCCGTTTAACGTATCAGGCATGTCCCTCGAAGAGAAAATTTCTGCGGCGGACAGGTATGGTGCCACCCACTTTGTGTCAGGGGAGAACGAGTACGAGATACCGTGGTACAAGGCCATTGAAGACATGACAAGGATACCGAAAGGCATAAAGACTGGCTTCTTCGATAAGGGCATGGAGATCGACACAACGGATATGACTCCTTCAGATGTTGAGCGTGTTCGATTCGGCAACATGCTGTTCGCAGCAAGTATGAATGTAACTAACCCTGAACTTGCACGCCCCTTGTATGCAGGATACTTAAACAACATCCTGATCAGGAATGGTGTAGATGCTAGAGGCAGAGCCGCTATTTTGCGAGAGCGGTTGGCCGATCCTACTATGGGCGACATCGAGAACGTGATAGTAGGTGCGCGTGACACAGTCGGCAGGAGCATAATCGAGACAGGATTGTGGCTCACAGGAGAGGTTATCGACTGGTTTGATGGTGCCTTTGGAACAGAAGCAGCTATCTCTGACTTCCGAGGTCGTCAAGCTATTCTAGATGAAAAGTGGCCTACCATGCCCCAGATGCTGCAAGACAGATACGCACAGAAGGGCGTCTACATCGATCTGTCTACTGCAGAAGACTTAGCCTACACATACTCTGGACTGTTGCCTCGTGCAACTCGTCTTGCTGCCGAGATGCTGTCTATCACAAAAGGCACCGGTGCAATCAAAGGAAAGATATCTTCAAAAGAACTTGCAAACTTTGAGAACTTCTTAGCAGGTGAACTTCGTAAGAATCCCGAATTGAAAGCAGACGATGTGTTTGAACTCTACGTTAAGCAGAGAGAAGTCGGATTTTATAGCCCTCTACGACTTCGTTCTGAGAAAGGTCTAGAATCAGTAGTCAGGGATCGCATCGCTACCGCATATCAGATCGTAGACTCTAGGCTGGAAAAGAGCCAACGTGCCGAGGTACGCAACGTCGCTGAAAGGCAGGCGATAGCTATTCAACGTAGGGACTTGCTTGTTGACAAACAGCAGCGATCTTACGATCCTAATACGCAAATCCAGATACAGAATCTAAACGCTCAGATTTCAGAGAACAGAGTTCGACTGACACAAGCCGAACGCGCAAGCAGTGTCCCTAAGTTCATGCGTGATGCAAACGTACAGGACAAGTACATGATTGTAGGAGGCGCTGCGGTAGGTCACTTTTTTGGACAAGAGTTCGACATGGTCGATCCTGCCATTGGTGAGTTGGTAGGTATCGCCACAGGTCTGGCAGTGTCTCTTGTGTCTGGTAGCACTCCTCGTGGACTACGTGATTTTAACAAAAGGATGGCGGGAAGAAAAGATATAACAGACCGCAAGACAATGCAGATGGTTGTTACTGAACTGGCCTCTGCTTCACCCGATTTTGCTCGACAGATAGAGGCGAATGCACTGCGTATTCAGCAGGGCTTTGATGTGCTGGAAGCAAAGGGTGTTAATCCTAAGTTTTTGAATGTTAGTCTTCCTATCGTCATCGACTTGGTAACTTTGCGGCATTTCGCTGACGCAGCAAAAAAGAGTATTTCTACTGGTGACACTCTTAATATGCAATTAGCTGAACAAGTTCAAATGGCCCATAAATCGTTGTCTGACTTGAACGGTGAGCTAAATCGTGTCGTAGGTGAGATGGGAACCTTAGAGGGTGCAGACAATGAGTTCTTTGAATTTATGCGGTCGATGTCTGAACAAGGATTTGCACTGCAGAAGAGCATAGAGAACGATCTTACTATCATTAACGAGAAGGGTGTAGGTCGTTATTTGAACGCTCTGACTGCTAACTCGGGAATCCTAGATGGCATCGATACCCTTCCAGATGGCGTGACTGCCAAGACTTTCCCTGAAGCTGTGGGTAGCCTGATGGCTAAGAACATCTTTAACGGAGAGGCTTTAGATCAAAAGGCTGTAGAGAAGCTTGCAGGAGTGGCTGTCAGGGAGGTAAACGATGGTCTCGTGACTGCCGCCGCTCAAATTCAGGAGCGTATAGGTGTACCTACAGACAAGCAGGCAGCACTAGCCGGAACTGTTTCTCCGCGTGTAGCAGACAACATTCATCAGAACACCTCTGGTTCTACTCTATTTGCATTTCAGTTAGAGTTTGCACATGAACACGCACACGGTATTGCTTCAGCACCCTACGCACATCTGCGAGATCCTAAGAAAGTAAAGCTGTACACTGCCAACGGTGATCCCCTGTCTAACGACATAACCGTGAACGTGTTTGATGTCTTCCAAGAACTGACTGCAACAAGAAAGGGTGGACTTGTTCGCGAAGGACTGTCGGACGCCTCAATCGACAAGATCATTGAAGAGATATCTGACCCCATCTTTGCAGAGCTTGCTAGGGTGCAGGGCGTGACCGTAGACGATCTGTTGAAAGACTTTAAAGCAGACCTCGAAGGTCCGGATTACAATTACCGTTTCAAGCCGAAGAGAAGTGTTCAGGCACAAGTTGCAGAGTTTTTACAAGAATCTGAGATGACCGAGGGATTCGATGCAAACATGTTCCGCATTGATCCGCTAGGCATCAAGAACCTCGACAGGTTTATTAGCCAAGAAGCATACAAGCTGAAGGATACCAACGCGGGTATATCACGGGCGCTCTATAATATCTCGGACAAAACACTGGCTAACAAGATGAATGAATTTGTTGTGGACGGGGTTCCTGCAGGACAAATTATGATCGAGTTGCCCGAGGTAGGAAGAATCCCGCTTGCAACTCACTTTGAAGAAATCGGTAAAGGCTGGAGACAGTACAAGGAGGTATTCCACGATAAGACTGGGGGTGCTTTTATTCCGAGTCTGATGTTTAACAACCGTGTAACTCTTATGAAACCTAGCGCAGAATTTCCTACGGGGATTTCTACACGCAAACTGCCCAGTCAGTGGCTACCCGCAAATCAACTGTTCCAGAAGGACAGCGCCGAGATATACATGAAAGCAGTGAACGGCGCTATGGGAAGAGAGATCGTTGATCCTGTGTCGGGTATGCTTACCCGTCGTCTCGTAGAGGGAGACTCGTTCACGCAAGGTCAGCAGGCTATACTCAAAACCGTCGTAGGCGAGTGGGTAGATACGCAGATCGTGCAGGGCAACATGTCTATGGACGAGATTGCACAGACAGCGAAGGCAGCTTCTGAGAATATACGAATGGTCAGCGCAGACGGAACTAAGGATGTACCCCTCGTAGACTTTATGAGTATCGTCGATGATCACACTCGCTTCAGCAGGAAAAGTATCGGGGCGGCTAGATATGATCAAGAGATGGACAAGGTAGAGGCGGCGATTCAAACTCAGCTTGAAGTCGCTACAGAGCCAGCCAGAAAACTTTCAGACGGACTAAAGGATGCCGCTACAGTTATAGACAGGCTTACCTCCGACAATCTGCGGGGTGAAGATATCGCGACAACTCTCATAGGCGGGGGTATGGAGCGTTACAATCAGATTCGCAACAACATGCTCACCCTGACTAATGCAGCAGGAGCGAAAAAGTATACTGTAGAACAAGTCGATGACATACTTGCCAACGCTTACATCAACGGTATGCGTCGGAAGCTGTTCTCTAAGACCGGAAGAAAAGAAGCAAAGATCAAAGAAAGTCTGGACGGTAGAATCACCACCACTTTCAGCGACATGTTAGCAGAGAACCCTGCAGCTTTAATACGTTTTCTGGGAGAGACACCTGAAGAAAAGGCGGTAGCGATGCAGATTCTTGGTAAGGATCGCTACGAGACCGCAGAGGCAATAGCGTCTGTGCTGACAGAATTGACGGACAATCCTCTGGCAAGTTCCAACATAGCAGTTCGCGGAATACCCCGCGCACTATCTGTAGAGAGCTACATCAGCCGTTTCTATGCGATCAACAGGGGAGTAGTTCGTCCTCAGTATGTAGGTACAGAGGCACTGTTGCAGACTCTTCGCTTTAAGAAAGCCGAGTTCCTTACTGCTATTCTGACTGATCCGCAGTTAGGCAGAGATTTCTTGGAGATGGTGCGAACTCAGAAGCCTTTGTCTCCTGAAAGAAACAGACAGTTCTTCTCTGCGCTTGTCCAGCATCATGCGCTGTTCAGTCAGGCTATGGAGTCTGACAGGCAAGAGGTAATCGATCCCGCAGGAAGAAAGTTCTCTGTAGATGCTACACCAGACGACAAGTATCGTCTTGGATATCCCTCAGACTACGAGGGTTTACTGGACCTACCCAGCATGAGACCACGTGAAAATCTCTTTGGACCCGGTTCACTTTTAAACATACAAAGATAAGGGGAGTATCCCGATGAAGATGTACAACAACGGCCCACGCAAGGCCATGATGTATGGTGGTGCCGCAAAGCGTAAGCCGATGATGTACGGCGGCATGGCTACCAAGAAAAAACCCCGCAAGAAGGCTCAAGCGGGGGGCATGATGACCACAACACAGGGTCAGCAGAATCAACAACGCCGCAATCAGATGCAGCCTATGGGTATGCCTATGATGGCAGGTGGCGGCAAGACGATGGTCAAGATGAACGGCAAAATGGTCCCTGACTACGCTGTAGACGGCAAGGGTGCCAAAGACCTCAAGAATCGCGGCTAAATATATCCGCCTGACTTATCCATCATTTCATCTGTTACTGAACTAAAGTAACGCAACATGGACGCTATGGAGTGTGACCCGTCGAATTCGGGCACTCCGGCGTCCATTTCTTTTTGGAACTCCTCTGGCCTGACCATCTGTTTGTCCAGTTCAACTTTGCCGTCCTGTCGCAAATACACATTAAAAGAAAAGAGTGTGGCCTTCATGTCTGCTCTCCCGGTAGGCACTGGTATGTTATCGTGTAGGGCGGCGGAAGCTGCATGGGTATAGACATTATACCTGTTGTCATCTCCTGTTGACGCTCTCTGCACTCTTTTATTGTAGGCTTCAATCCCGTAGTGTCCTCAAAGTTGTAGCACGGCCCATCAGGAAGATAGACTGAGCATACTATCACCATCGCTTTGAACATTGCGTAAGTCCTCTATGTAAAGGTTGTAGCAGTCTGCCCTCACCTCGTATCCGTTGTCCGGATCGAAGTCACCCTTCTTCATGAATTTGGACTTGTCGAAATACTCCTGCTTTGGCATGAATCCTAGAAACCATCCCTTCGAGAAATCCTTTAGCACTCGTGTGAAAGCGTAGATGTCGCACTTCTGTCGGGTGTTGAAGTTGCTGATGCTACACGAGTAGTGAGGCAACGGGGTGGCAGAGGTTTGCTTTGTCTTTACCTCTACCCGCTGCCCATCGTCAAGAACGATGTCGTAGTCGTACGAGTTATCCCACTTGCCGCCCATGACAGAAAGTACGATCTGCTCCCCAAGGAACCCCGCTACGCTGCCACCGCCTCTCAGTATAGAGTTGTGCAGTAGACCCATCTCAGTGGCCTTCCTGCGGCCAGCAAGCAGCATGTCATCACTTATCTTGACTTCGATCAACTGTCTTCCTCCACTCGGTTTGCGACGGATGGTTGCGGGGTGGATTCCACTGAATCCAATCCGTCCCTCGTTTCCACGTTGGCGATGTAGTCTTCGATTTCGAGTTGCCTGTTTTCTTCTGAGACATTCGGCATCCTTTCCAAGCCTTCGACGAGTCTACGCTGTAGAGCCTCTGAAATCAGACCGGCACGTGTATCCTCGTCCATCTCGAACGTGACGACTGCACCGCCGTTTTTGAGTTCGACGTACTCTATGACTTCAAGCCGCATTGAGGTCTACCACTTCACACACACCCGCCGTACACGCCAACTCACGTGAGCCAGAGGTGTTGTCCTCTCGCTCGTAGTCGGACAGAGCATTCCAGTCGATCTGCAACGTGCCGTACCTCTGTTGCCACTCAAGGTACTCTTCACGTTCGATGTCCTGATACGGAGCCTGCTGATACGTGTGGTCAGAGTGCGGCAGGAACGAGACACCGGATGCAACATCAAAGTTCTCATACACCCACGCGCCCACTTCCATCCACTCGTGTTCCTTGACAGAGATAGTTACCGACGGCTTGTGTTCACACCAATGCAACGCATAGGTTTTCCACAACTCTAGCTGTTCGATAGCTGTCATCTCGTTGCGAGTGACTGCACCCTCCGGCGACTCCATCGCAAACGAGAACACCGTAGTCGAGTCTGGCTTCATCACGTCAGGTTCGCTGTACACACCCTGTTCCTTGAGGAACTGCGTCAGCGGGTCTTTGTTGTCGCCGCGAACGGTACGAATGTAGTAGTCGTTGTGCCTAGCGTGAATGCCGCTTGCAGCGTCCACCAGTTGCGACACAGTACCCGACGGTTTTACACAGGTGATAGCAGCCGACTGAGGAATACCAAGTCCGTTTACCGCCAAGTCCCAGTTCGTGTCTACGGCGACGAGTTTCATTTCTTCGAGCCAGCGACGGGAATCGACGTTCTTTGACAAGATCGGATGATCCATGATACCAGTCAAGGATACGCCCAAGAGGCGTTCTTCTTCTGTGTTGGTTCGCCATATCTTCCTCAGATACTTGAAGTCAGTAAGTGTGGACTGCAACGTGCCGAGGATCGTCGCAAGATGGACTTTTTCTTTCAAGTCTTCCAGCGTGTCGTGTTCACGAACAACCACCTCTGACAGGTTGCAAAACTGATAGGGACGCAGGATGATCTCAGAACACGGGTTGGTGCCCCACATGTGCCCCTGCTCACGACGATCATTGCGACCTACCTGTACGTCTGCAGCCTCGCGGTTAAAGATGCCACGCTCACCCGACTTAGAGTCGTAGAGGGCAAGCCACTCACGCATGAAGGTGCCCATCTCCGGCTTACCCTTGTACGCAACAGAGTTGTTGGCAAGAGCGCGTTGTCCCTCGTTCTCCCACCACGCACCAGACTTGGCGTGTGCCATCTGATCGTCGTTCAAGTTTGACAGAGAGATCAGGGCAGAGCGACGAACGCCGCCAACGACAACGATCTCACCGATCTTGCACATCAAGTCGTGACACTCAATCGGGAAGAGGCGACGACCCTGTGCCTTGCGGAACAGTTCGACAGTGAAGACGAACAGATCGTTGAGCGGCCCCGGACCGGACGCACGACCCCCCATAGTCTTGAGACGCTCACCAGATGCGCGTACGTCTGACAAGTCCCACGTCGGAATCTGTCCTGCGTACAGCAACGCAATCAACTCACGCAACGACTTGGCCCACCCCGGCTTAGAGTCACCGACCTTAATTACAGTATCTGTGTCGTGCATGGCGTCACTGACGACAGGCAGCTTGTCCACGTTCTCACGCTCGACAGAGAAGCCCACACCTGTGCCACACATCAGGATGTACATGCACTCATCAAACGAACGAGGGCTGTCTACAGGGATGTAGCTGCAGTTATAGCCACAGATGTTGTCACGAGCGAGGGCCGGTCCCGCAGTCATCATTGCCCTCATTGATGGCATGATGTCCTGACCAAGAATGGCCTGACGTAACTTTCCTACATCGCCGGGACACAGGTATTCTATGTCAAAGTCGTGCTTCTTTTTGACGTGATCGACCATGAACTGTAAATAGCGTTCTACAGTCTCACTCCAGTTCTCACGACGCTGTTCGTCATCAAGCCAACGCGCATAGCGAGACTTGTGAATAAATTGTTGGTAGGGGGTGGGTAGCATATTATCCACGATCTATCTCCTCAATTAGTTTGTCCAAGTACCACTGTGCCTTTTTCAAGTCCTCGACACCATTCTTGTAGCGATACCGCCACAGGTACTTGATTATGTTGCCTTGCAGGTAATACTCGTAGCCGTCACTCGTTGCGGCTTCGATAGCATCGATGCACTCAATACCTGCTTGATTGTAGTGCGGTGGCGAATTGACCATGTCAGATCGATCCGCATAAAACTCGTTCAACAGCTTCTCTTCGTCTGCTTCCGTTGCCTTCATCTTCATGTACGCCTCGTGTCTCATCGATCATCCCCACTGCCACCAATCGTACCGGCAACCTTACGAGACTTCAACTTGTAAATGTTCATCTCGGCAACTTGCTGCAGGTCGAACCCCAAGTCGTTTGCGAGAGCAGCACAGTACCACATCACATCGCCAATCTCTTTGGCAATCTCCGCAAGAAACCGTGCATCAGTTCTGTCGTCACGGTAAATCTTCTTTACCTTGTCAGCAACCTCACCAGCTTCACCCGCGAGTCCGAGTGCAGGATACACGACCTTCATGTGTTCTGGGTAGATAGCAAACTTCTTGGCTTGCATCTGGTAGTTGTTTAGGTTCCAGTTTTCTTTGATCATTGATTTTTACCGAAGTTAATCTTGACGATGTTTGTATCAGGATCGTGTTGGACATCAACGCCGCTGCCTGTCTCTTCAATCATGGCCTCTTTCGTTGCCTCGAAGGCAAGTCGAGCCAGACCCGCTTGCATGACTCGGTCAAAGTCGTTCTCCATCAACTCGACCAGACCTGACAGGATTACAGTACCAGCGGGGATGTACTCGTCATCCTCATCTTCTTCTGTGGTATCATAGGCTGTCATGGCCACATGATCATCGTCGTCTCCCTGCTTAAAGATGAGGTACCATCTGTCTTTCAACAGACTGGCGCGTTCCAACGACATCGTAATATCACTTTCGTCCATTCTTGTACCACTCCTCTGGTATGCTGCCCTCTGACCACTCGAAACCGTGACGGTCAGCCCAAGCACCATACGTGGTCTTTGACCCCTTGTAAATCTTGTTCCGTGCGTTCTGGAAGAGAATGCGAATGTCGAGGTCAGGATTCTGTTCCTTGACTAACAGCATCTTCACACGGTCGTTCTTGTCAAACTTGCCCTTGGCTTCGACGTACACGTCTGTGCTAGGGAAGTAGAAGTCCGGTGTGTAGGTCCGTGGCTTTGGCACGAAAGTTACCTTACGCTTTTCGTACTCAAAGGTTATGCCCTTCTGACGCAAAGACCTAGCTATGTTCAACTCGAAGTGTGACCTGTATCCGCCCTTGCTTTTCATAGTGTCATCCCTATTGAGTCCATTCTTTTTTTCAGATACCCGCCCAGTTTTGGGGATAGTCTTTGTATACTGTCTAGTTCTCTTAATAGTGGCGATATCGGCACACAAACATTTGCTCCGTTGTAGGACAGTCGGCTAATGTTTTGCAACTCAAGTTCTACCTGCCTGATGTCACGTGTCTCCGTGTCCGCAGACAGGAAGCCCATGTCAGGCGAGAAGTTCTCACGCAACGTAAGGGGCAACCCTCGCTCGTTCTGGCGAAGGTATGCCACCTTGCGTTCCCCACCGGCTTGCAAAACAGATTCGACAAAGACGTGACGGATGTCTTTGTTCATCTCCATCAGGTCGATGTCGTAGTCGCGTACAAAGATGTAAGGCATCGTCTTACAGTTCCTTTTTCTTGAGGCGACTGTACCAGACCTTTGGCTTACTCTTTGCGCGGGATGTTACCTTGTCGTGGTAGACAGCGTTGGGCCAGCAATGACTCTTGTGGCCACACATACCGCATTGTTTTGCAAGTATTTTGTTGCCTGTGCGGACATCCTCACCATCCTTGCGAAAGGTTTCGAATTCGTCCTTGAAGTCTACTGTCGGCTTTTTGGTAGGGTCTGTCAGTATTTTGACACGACGCGCTGCGTCCTTGAGGTAGTCAGCCTTGTCGTCCTGCGACCAGTCCGGCACCTCAACGATAGCTATCTCGCCGCTCGACTTGTTGACCACGATCCAGCCGCCGAAGGGTAGCCCTGTAGCCTCTGCGTACAGGAAGCCCTGCATAGCATAGCCAAAGGGATCGTCCCGCTTGATGGCCTCGTAGCCGCCAGTACCAGTGTACTTGTACTTGAATGCCCACTCGCTTGCTGACTTGATATCCCAGACCTTCTCCTCGCCAAACTCGTCACGCAGGATTACGTCAAGTGTACCCTTGATCGTGTGCCCTGCAATCTCTAGTTCAACTTTTCGTTGGAAGTCCACGATCTCGACACCCGCCTCGCGTAGTGCCAACATCAGCACAGCCTCGCTCAGATCACCGAACAGGAAGCGGAACATAGAGTTGTACTCCATTGCTTCCCTGTGACCCTCTCGCTCCAGCAGTTGCTGACAGAGAGGCCGTCCGAGTCCAGACATACGAATACGATAGCCCTCTTCACCTCGCGTCATCTGCTTGGTGATGGCCTCGTTACAGTCTTGTGTGAATTGTGCGATGCTGTCCGGGGAGACATTGACCTCCCCCCGGACTGCGTTTTGTAAGAAGTCTTGGACTTTAAGCTGCGTCAACATCGACGAAATCCGAAGCAAGATCGGATTCGTCATCGTTGGTTTGCAACTTGACTGACTCGCGATACTGGTTGGCGATGGTCTCATTGTGAGCCTTCACGGTTTCCCCAAACATCCTCATCAGTTCCTTGTCGGTATCCGTAATCGCCACCTCAGACGAATAAGTCATCAGCGGCGTCCAGAACGTAACGCTGCCCTTCTTATTCTTGTTGGTGTCCAGTCGTGCAACAACCTTCTGCATCACCTTCTTCTGGCGAGACAGACTGTCGATGAAGTCAGCAACAGGCTTGAAGCCTGAACGCTTGAAGTACGCGATCACAGGCTGATCCTCAACCACTACGGGATTACCGTCTGCGTCTGCGAACTCGCCACTGACCTTGCCATACACGACTTGATTACAGACCACGGAACGAGAATGCAGGTAGCGGGGATCGTCCTTCGCCATGCTGTCTTCTTGATCGCGGGTCAGACGGCCACACTTGTTGCCGCCAGTGTTGTCAGGAAACTCTCCCGACAGTACAGTCTTCTGGACTGACTTCATTGCAAAGGAGTTGGTCTCCTGATCCCACACGCTGTACTCGTAGGTACGCAGCAGGACTTGCAGCATCACGGTATCGGCGTAGATGAACTTGCCGTCCATATACATCTTCCATGCGCCACGCTTCAACGACACACCTTCGTCGTTCTCTGCATCGTAGTTGATGTTGAGTCGGGGAAGTCCAACCTGACGGTTGCCACCGGTTGACTGACCGGTTGCCTCCATCAGAGCCTGATCATCTCCATCCTCAAATGCCTGTACGAGTTTATCCACATCGTCGAGTGCCATTACGTCTGTCCCAAGCATATTTTCACCTCTTTTGTTTGGGGTTGTAGAACGATATTACAGATCAACTTCTTCCAAGTCAAGCCAGTTTTTTCCGATTTTTATTTCGATGCCAACTGGCATGTTGTAAGCAATGCCGTATCTGCGAATGGTTTCAAAGGGTAACGAGAGCATGGCATGTTTCATCATGTCTATGCAAATATTTTTTTCGTCCGGATGCACGTCCATCACGATGGAGTCGTGAACCGTGTTGCAAATCACGCTCTGGATTCCGGCAGAGTCAATGACCCGCTGCAGCGACACCAGAGCCAGAGGCAACAGGTCAGCCGTAGCAAAGCCTTGGACCGGATAGTTACAGATGGCGGTGCGGTTAGTTGCTGTACCCCACTCTGTCCACTTGCATCCGGGGAACATGTACTCCCGGCCCGATGGTAGGGTAACTTTCTTGTAGCGTACCGCATCGCGTTGCAACTTGTCATGCCACTCGGTCACGCCCTCGTACTTTTCCTTGAAGGCACGGTAGTACCGCTTCTGATCCTCTGTGCCAGTGGTGCCACCGTACAGCGGCTTGAATGTGTGGGCCTTAGCCTGTTGCCGTGTGCAGCCAATGACGCTGGCTGTGTAGCTGTGTACATCTGTGCCAGCCTTCACGTCGGCGTAGACCTGACCGTCTTTTGCAAGAAAGCCAGCTACACGAAACTCTAGCTGCGAGTAATCCCCCTCCATGATGAGGCCACCCTCGAAGCGGCTCTCGACCACCTTCCGTATAGCGAAGGTATTTCCACGTGGCATATTCTGAAAGTTAGGATTGCGGCTCGAAAGGCGACCCGTCGCCGTAACACACTGCATGAATTCTGGATGGATGAAGCCGTGGTCATCCACGTTGTTTTCCATGCCTTCAACAAAAGTGTTGATGTACGTCTTGAGGGCGTTGTATCGCGTGTATGCCGAAACAAATTCACGTGCGTCTCCCTGTAGTTCGTCTAGTCTTTCTTCCAGTGTAACCTTGTCTGCGCGGAAGCCAGCGGCAGCAGTGTCCCACGTGTTGCGTGGCACCAGCTTGAATCCCGCCACTTGCCCAGTAGGCACGTAAAGGACGCCAGAGCCGCCGCAGGGCTTACATACACGTACTGCCTTACCCGGGGTGCCATCTTTGCGTAAGGCGCGTGTACGGCCCTCTCCGGAGCATTTGGGGCATTGCTGACCTTTTGTCTTGTATACGACATCCGTCATGCGGCGTACGGTGCCACGGAATTCCTTCTCTGACATGCGTACCCGCTGCTTGGGTTTCATGGTTGATCCACGCATCTCGTGACCGAGGTTGAACGTACGCGCCCACTCCTTCTTGTCGTGGACTTTACGTGAGTAAAGCAACACGCTGCGGTCGTCGGGGCTGGACAGGTTGATGGGCGTGTCACCCATCGCATCTCGTGCGAGTTGCATGAGTCGAGTCTCTAACTCTTGCATCTCTTCCTCGTACTGCTTGCGAATGTCTGCAAGCGTGTCGAGGTTGATCCGGAGTCCGTTACGCTCAATCTGCGAGAGCGTGTTGGTCATCTCCAGTGACAGTTTCAGTGTCGGTACGAGGCTCATTGAACATCTCCTCAAAGGTTACGCCATAGGCGTCTAGTTGTTTCAGTGCGATCTCTTCTGTGGCTAGTACGTCCGCACGACCGTACTCCTCAATTATCTCCCACGGTATATCGTAGAACGTCTTGCCGTCCTTGAGATACGGCTCCACAAGGTCTTTCTCCTTGCGGGTAACGTCATACTTTTCTGTAAGAGCAGCAAGTCCAAGAGGCCAACGCCTCGCTCGGGCCAGAATATATTCCGCAACCATCGTGTCATAGATATGTCCCTCGTATGTAAAGCCGCACTCACGTATCCAAGTCAAGTCGAACTTGATGTTGTGGCCGACAAGTACGTCGGCGTAGTTCAGTGCGCGTTGGAAATTGTCGAACGCATTTGGGCTAGGTGGCTCGGTTGAGTGATAGTAGCAGTCGTAGTCCACACCGCTGACTAGCCACTTGTAGCCGATAGAGACCAGCCGGTTGCCAAAGTATGGCAGGGGCGAGTAGCCGCCGCCACGCTTCTCCGTGTGGGTTGTCTCCACGTCAAACGTCAGTACGTTCATCCGTCTCTTCCTTTGGGTTGTTGAAGAATCTGCTTACAAAGTCTTCTATGCCCATGCTGCTGTAGTGCTTGTGGGATATTGCTGGACCTTTACACCACCTGCCTGTAGTCCAGTAGTAGGTGTACATATCACCCTCGGAGTTATACAGGTACAGAAGGTGGGCACCTAAACGCTCTTCCCACGGTATGCCCCTCTCTTTTAGGAACTCTTGAACAAAAGCTAGGCTCTCTTTTGTGTCGCGTCGATAAATACGCTTGCCCTTGGAGTTTGTACGAACATATCGATATTCGCTACTCATCAGTAATACACCCCCTTCTCTACGTCGATCTGTGCATTAATCATGCCGTGCCAACCATTCAGCTTATTCTTCGACACACAAACATGACGAACCGTGTTCTCTACCTCACTTGATCCAGTCTTGCCGATGCCGATGATGATGTCGGCCTCGCCAGCCTTACCAGTACGCGAGTTGTCCAGCATGGAGTAGTCAATAAATTGACGGTCGTGTGCGTCAAAGTTTGCCTGACTGACTGCCCAGACCAGCAGCTTGTTGCGCTTGGCAATCTCTCGTGCGTAGACGTAGGTCTCCTTGAGACGCTCGTCACCACGGTTGAACTCGCCCTTGATGCGGAACTTGTCTAGCTGATCCATGAACATGATGTCAGGCTTGTTCAGCTTGGCATACTCGTCAGCCTCTTCGACAGACGTACCCACCGAGTCCATGACTGTGAGGTAGGGTGCGATCTCGTCACGATACTTAGCCGCGAGGGTTGCACGACTCTCACGCATCTCCTGCTGGGTCAACTCAAAGTATGACTGAATAATCCGCAGCTTGATGCGATCTGCTGGCTCCTCGTTGGCCCAGTACACAACCTTAAGTCCCTGCCGGATGTATGACGCAGCAAGGAAGCAGCAGAAAGTTGTCTTACCAACTTCCGGTCGAGCAAACAGAATGCCAAGATTACCCCGATCCAAGCCGGGAACTTCTTCCTGCAACAGACTGAATTCAAACGGAAAGTCAGGATCGCCGGTTACTTCGTCGAGCAGTTCTTCCAAGTCGGTGTCCACTTCTGTGTATGTAGTTTTGTCAGACATGCGTCCGTCATCGACGGCATCGATCAGGCGTTGCAACTCCCCGAACTCTTCGCTTTCGCCTGTGAAGATTTCAATGGCCTTCTCACCGATCTGACGCGCACGGTCACGCAACCAAAAGTTACGCACCATGTCGATGTGCATGTCCGTGTTGTCGGGGTTGCCAGCCTCAAGCGTGACGATGATGTCGTGTACCTTCTCACGCGCACTGTCGGGCATGGCAGGGTTGCGATCATCGAACAGCGCAGCCAACTCCGATGATGTCATCGTGTTGCCATACTTTGTGTGGCTGTAGATCAGGGTGTCAAAGATATCGCGCATCTCTCGCGTGAACATTTCACGGTCCAGCGTGTTCTTTACCTGAGAGAAAAACTCTGCATCCAAACAGAAGCCAAGTATCTTTGTGTCAAGCGATACGTTCGTCAATGAATTCGTCCCTTTCGTCGTCCATCATGTTCTTCAAGTCGGTAGGCAGTACAGCCAAACTAGTTGGCACAAGAAAATGCAAACGACGAACAATGTCAAGTGCTTTGTCAGTCGCATCCTTGTCCAGTGCAACGTACACCCTGCTGTATTTCGATAGCCTATTAGCGTGTTCGTTGAGCAGGTTCGTACCCAGCAGAGCCATGCCTGTAACTTTATTGCTTACAGAACATGCACTCGCGCAATCTTCTACCACAAACGCAATGTCAGAGGTTCCGCAGACGAATGGCACTTGGGACTTACCGTATCGATACCACTTAGGCTTAGTATCACGCAAGGCTCGTCCGACTGCATCAACTGTCTTTCGTCCATCTCGCACCATGTACACGACACGGTGCCGCTTGAAGTCGTACCGAATGTCAGCACGACCAGACAGATAAGAGTCATAGGCATTGACCTTTCTCACATACAGTTCTGCATCCGTGTTGCGTGACAGACTGACGAACGTGGACGGCTCCTCAAAGCCAACACTCACAGCCGGTGCCGGTACAGATTTTGTCAGCTTATCTTTTGTCAACGCTTGACTGGCGAACTCTTTTGTCAGCTTGATACCGGTACGCCCACGCACGTTGCAGTCAGCATGAAAGCAGTACCAGAGGCGTTGCATACCATCGTCCGTTACGCTAAACGTGTTTGACTTAGCGCAGACAGGACAGTCTGCTCGGTAACTTGTCAGTGGTTGTATGTCAAGTGACTCAACGTACCCTGTCAGCCACGGCGGTGATTTTGTCATCGCTTGTCCTTTTCGTGATTTTTGTCACCATAACCCATATCGATATCGCTTGACAAGCAGAATTTTGTCAGCCACTATCTATATACCCCCCCTTTAGGGAGACCCCCATGAGGAAGAAGATAGATAAAATTAATCCGATAGCCAAAACCCTACGGGATAGTCTGTACAGAAAGAGAATTGTACAGGATAAACGAAAGGGTGAACAGGATAAACGCGCGAAGAAGGAAATCAGGGATGCCAAGACCACCCAAGATTCGTGAAGACACGAAGACGTACAACCTGTTGATGCCGACAAGACAGTATGATATTTTGTCAGCCCATTCATCACGAATGACTGAGGCGGGTCTGGAACAGGTTGCTGTAGCTGACCTGATCCGCGAAGCAATCGACGTGTACATCGAAGCATTAGAGGATGAGGAGTACGAAGGTAATGTCAGCAAGGAAGATTAAGGTATTCAAAGATCGCAAGGGCAACGACTTGATGCCCTACGTTTTGTCAAAGGATGGTAGGCACGAGGTTGTCGCCCCAGTGTCATCCGTGCGGATTGGAGAGACACGCAAAGATTTTGTCAAGTCAAAGGCTTGCGTGGACTACGCACGATGGGTTGCACTCTTTGTCGGACGAAGTGAAGCCGAATGCAAAAAGTGGCTTGACAAGTATCAGCGGGTGGTGCTAAGACTGTGTACACCGTACGAAGTCAGGTAGTCCTTTCCCGGCTCCGTACGGTGCCTCCTTTAGAATAGTGTGTTGTTCGAAAACTTGAGCAGGGCTGGTAGAGATACTGGCCCTGTTCTTTTTTGTTTGACAGGGTTGATCGTTATCTGTATGGGTAATGTATTGCAACGCCAACACAGAGGAGATTGGCACATGGAAATCACACTGACTGACAATCAACGCCGGGACTTTCTCCGGGCACACAACGAACTCCGCAATATCATTTCTACGATACAGGAGTGCAACGATCTTTGGGTATCCGACTTGGCAAAGCTGGAGCGGCTGCAACATCTGCTGCACTACACGCTCAAGTTTACACCGCCGGTTGACGACGAGGGCAACAGGATGTGGTATCGTGACTTTGTGTTTGAGGAAGAGGTGCCGAGCGATGCGGACGATTGAGAACCACGTCGAGTGGTGCCACTGCTGGCAATGCGGTGGCTACGGCAAAGTCGAGGGCGAGGAGGCAGTGCCGGACCCTATCCGGGGCGGTGATCTTGTCAGCAAGGTGTATTACTGTACCAAGTGTCACGGTGGCGGTGAAGTGTATCGCGCCAAGCTAACACAGACAACAGTGATCCGTGCCTTCTTGACACAGGCAAAGAACGCTCTGGAAGACATCGACCTCATTGACAGCGACCTCGACTTGGCATATGGCAGGATTGATGACGTGATCGGTGACATTGAAAACTACGAAAGAAAGGTAGGGACACGCGATGGGCAAAGTAAGTGACTGGCTAATCGAAATGGAAGAGGACGCCTCGTACATGACGCGCCAACAATTCATGGACAAGCACGGCGAGACGGTGGCCGAGGTTTACGACGAACTGCAACTCAAGTGGCAGTACGATCACGCCGAACCGGGAGAGCCTGACGATGTGGGTTGACCCGGAAGACGATCCGCGTCTGGAAAATGTCAGTGAAATATTGTCAGCCCTAATCACTGAACGCGACCGGCTGGAGTGGGAGGGGGATATTGTCAGTCCAAATATTGTCAGCCGGATACGCCGTCTACGAAATCTTGTCAGCGAGGGAATACTGTGGGAACCAAAATTCTGAGACGAAAAATTGTCAGCCCAAATATTGTCAGCCAAAAGCACACAACATTATCGGCGAACAATCCCTGTGGGACATGCGGACAGCCAGCCATGACGAGAGAGGGCGACCGGCTGCGCTGTCCGTCCTGCTGGCTAAAAGAACAGGCAAAAAAAATAACGCCTATTGACCGGGGCGGTTATTATCCGTAATCTTGCCGGACGTTTAGGACATACGAGAAGGACACAACGACATGAAAAAGCGAATACACATAAATCAGCACGTCATCCGGGCGAATGCCAAGAACGGCACAAACGACCCGGCAATCACTGTCAAAACATACCGTAACAATTATTACGCGCACCGGGTGGAAATCGACGGCGCGTCGTCTGTTGTTTACTCACCGGACAAACCGTTAAATTGTGGTGCGCGGGTATGGGTGGAAACTGACGAACCGGTAACGCTGCACGGCTTGGATAATGATAATTTTACACTGGTGATAGCATGAAACAGGCTACGCTGATCGATCACGAAAAGATGATCTATAATATTTGCAGCGTCTATCGTGACGCCGACGAAACGCAACACGCGGAGGGCTTGTTGTGGTACGATAACGCACAAAAGGCGGCGCACGATATCGCGGTAAAATATGGCATCGCTGTTTACATTGTGGTGGCGGTGATCGCCGCGCTATCCCCAAATAACAAATGGTCTCGAAACGTGACAAACGCGGCGACGCTAATTGATGCTTTCCTGCGCGGCGACGGCATCGACTCGGTGAAAGTCTCGACCTACAACAAGATGAAGGCGAAGGCTTGGGACATCTTGGCGGCGCGTCCGGACTATGACGGCGCAAAAAAGATGCTCAAGGGCCAGAAGATCACGTCCTTTTTTATGGACATCATGGGCGAATTCAACGTCACCATTGATGGCCACGCGCGAAACATTGCCTACAATGAGCGGGTTGGATTGACCGACGACCGGACAAACATCGGCGTCCGTGAATACCGCGCTTTGCAAGCCGCTTACGAAGAGGCGGCGCGACGTGTTGGCCTCATGCCGTACCAGCTACAGGCGATCACTTGGCGCGTTTGGCGCGACCGGCACGGGATTACATGAGCGAAATTTTGTCAGCGCCATGCTTCACAAATATTGTCAGTGCCATGCTTCACTGTTTGGGGATCGGTTGGGGGTTTCCTGCGCCATTGTTCGGGGGCGGGACTGTCGGGCCGGTCGGATCGGCGGCGAGACGACGGGGCCAGCCGATCACCGACGCCAGCCAACTTTTTTTGGCTCAACTCTTCACAGGCTGCAAATCCTGTGCCATGATTCACCCACCGGTCACGAGATGACCGGCAACCAGCAACGAAAGGACATTATCATGCTGGACATAATCGAACCTACCGCACGTTTTATCAGCCGGGGCGGCGGCACCTATGACCACACGCACACTGATCTGGCCGACGTGTCGATCTATTCGGACCTTGCCAAGATTCGGCGGGTGCCGATCGATGCTTTGACTAGCTGGGCCGACCGGACGCCTGACGGCGACGTGATCCGGGAGATTGTCGAGCCAACCCGGCTGGACGGTTTCTCGGCACTTGTTAACAAAGCGACCGGCGACCTGTTGCAGACCCGGCCTGTTGCCGACACCTACAAGCTAGTCAGCCATGACGAATTGTTCAGCCTACAGGCTAAAATGGTGGCGGAATCCGGCTTGCCGATCTCGAACCTTGAGATCATTGATCGGCTCTACGATGGCGGACTCCGGGCGCACCGGACCATCATGTTCCATGACCTCGATGCTGTTGTTGGCAATTCTGACGACCGGGTTGTTTGCCGCATGGATGTTTTCAACTCTGTCGACATGTCTTGGTCATTCCAGATTTTTTCTGGTGCCTACCGTGACCTGTGCCGGAATACTTTGGTGTTCGGCGGCGAGAAGGCCTATCACCAGAAGCGCAAGCACACTAAGAACCTTAGCCCTGCCGCGCTTATCGGCAAGGCAACGATGGGGCTGGACTTCTGGCAGAACAACCGGGACGAAATGGACCGGATGCGCCAGACGCCACTGACCCGCGATCAATTCGGGTTGATCCTTGCGAATACGATCTGCGCCAAGCCGGGAGCGCCTAAGATTGAGGGCGTGTCGATCCCGGTCAACGAGCGGTTGCTTGGCTATCTGTTGCACCGGTACGACGAAGAGGTGGCAGAACTGGGCCGGACTCAATGGGCGGCCTATAACGCACTGACCCACTGGTCAACGCACACTGACACCGAATGGACCACCGACGAGGGGAAGACGTACAAGACCGGCAAGAAGGACGCCCGGACGCACCTTGTGCAACGCAAGCGATCCGACGATGTCCGGACCGTGCTGGATTCCCTTGTCTGGCAAGCTATGGGAGAGCCAGCTTTTGCATGACTTGATTGCATCACTATTCCGGCTTTGCTGGATAATCCTGCTGGTGATTATCATTGCCAGCGTCATCTAAACGAAAGGACAAAACGATGACAACGAACAACACAACGACCACAACATTCCCGCCTCACCTGATCGAAGGCTTTAAGAAGCTGGCCGACGATTTCGAGGCACACATCCGGGCCGACGAGCGGTCACGCATTGCCGCCAAGTTTCGGGCTGAATTCCCCGAGAGGCCAGTTGCCAAGCCGGGGTTGTTCCCGATCACCGGCTTGCATGGTGAGCCGCTTAACGAAGTCGGCCAGCAGTCGAAGACCTACGACCCGGCGGCACCGTTTGATTATGCCGGACAGCGTCTGAATGAGAGCCACAGGCGCATGATTGCTTGGCTTTCATCCGGTACGTTTTTTGCGGTTCCGACACTGGCGGGGCATCTCAACGTCAAGAAGCAGACCGTCTATCAGTATCTGGACGCGATCAAGAGGGCTGGTTACAAGTTGGAAATCCGTAGCACCGGGAACAACAAGGGCGGCTATCGCAACATTTACCGGCTTGCCAAGACCGGCTAGTTTTGCAACAACATGGGGGCGGGGCGCGGTTGCCCCGTCTCAACCACACGAAAGGACGAAACGATGAAAACATCTATCAA